GAAGAGGATAAGGCTTTCTGTGCTGATGGATCGCTTAATGTTAACACAAACGGCGACCAATCCAAGGACATATTTCGTGACCTAATTGGCTACTCATTGATAGCCATAGGGATGCTCGAAAGAGAAGAAAACAAGTAAGTCCTTGTGCTAGAATGCTTGGCTCTCCGCATCCTGCGGAGGGTTCAAGTGTTCAACATTCCTTACCAACGAAACAAGTATGACTAAATTTAAAGAAGCAGCCCAGGTGTCCATTAATCTACATAATGAAATTGATTCCTACAAGCTACCCCAAGATATCCGCATAAAGCATAATGCACTAGGTCAACTACTTCGTTCTCTGTTAACTGCACTTGAAGATGAACGACTTCGATCTGACGACATACCAACAGCCACATAGTGTAGAGGCTGAAGAGAAGCTGATAGCTTCCTGTTTACTGGAGACTAATCCAGAAGTTTATGACAGCGTTAGCTCACAGCTTTCGCCAGAAGATTTTTATACAAAGCGTTGCCAGTACCTGTTTGAAGCCATTGGTGCATTAGCAGAACAACGCAAGCCACTTAACGAAGTAGCAATTACTGAGCATTTAAAAGCCACAGGAGGGCTTGATGAGGTCGGAGGCATAGTAGGTATACTTAACATAATGAACTGCGCTTCTACGGCAACTGAGGCGCAATTCCTTGTGCATACACTGGTAGAAAAGTCAAAGCTACGTAAGATACTGCGTGCATCCAGGATAGCAGCTGAAGAAGCTGAAAGCGAAAAGTTGGAGTCCCAGTTAATTCAGTCCAAACTTGAGGCTACCATCAACGACATACCAAATGAGTCCGACAAGGAGTCCAACATAGGTACATCTGCTCGTTGTGTTATTGAGGAACTTGAAAGCATCAGGGACGGTACATTTCAACCAGATGTAGTAAGGACACACGCCAGTAGGTTGGACAACTATCTAGGTAATCGAGGTATAGCAGCAGGTGAAGTAATGACAGTAGCAGCACCTACATCCTGCGGTAAGTCAGCCCTAGCTCTGTTCATAGCTCTACAGGCTGTAAAGAAGGACGGCCACAGCTGTCTTATATTTTCTTTTGAGATGCCACAGAAACAACTGACCAAGCGTATGATACAGATTATGTCAGGTGTAAACCTGCGTACCGTTGAAGAGAGGACAGCTTCAGAGGTACAGGTACAGCGTGTCAAAGACATTGCAAAGGAGATTGAAACTTTACCGATTCACACGGCGCATTCAGTGCGTGGCGCTGATGACCTATTCAGCCAGACTCGCAGGTACGTTAACAAGAAGGGCGTAAAACTTGTGGTCATTGACTACTTGCAACTAATACCATTTAACTCAAACAAGATGAGTAAGAATGATGGCATAGCTAACATCTCTCACCGCATCAAACAGATGGCGCTGGAGCTAAACATAGCTGTGATACTACTGGCTCAGGTTAACAGAGAGGGTGCAAAGCGTGGAGCTTTGGATGTGTATGACCTCAAGGACTCAGGCGATATTGAGAATGATGCTGACGTTGTACTAGTAATGTACCCATCAGGAGGTGACGTTGAGTCCAGCAAGGACAAGGACTACAATGGACCTTATACAAATTTAATATACAAGTTAGCCAAGAACAGAGAAGGGGAAAGAGGAGTCGAGGACTTCTTTAAATTTTATCATTGCACAGGGAGGTTTTTATAATGAAAGAAACAGAAGTAGCTCACGCACTAATGGACGCTTACCCAGATATGCCTAAGCTACGGCCAGCCATTGATAGAAGCAGCCCCTTTGACTTCGAGAGTGATGTGTACCTAGTTGAGATAAAGGTACGCCGTAAGGCCTATGACCCCTGGGTGATTGAGGTAATGAAGATTGACACCAACATAGGCATAGCGGAGTCAGTAAAGAAACAATTTATTTATGTAACCGTTTACAAGGATACCATCTACGTATGGAACATAACCAAGATGAAGAGGGATGACTATGACTTCGGTATAGAGAAGCGTGGTATGCCTCACACAACTGACTTTGGAGGCAGAGGTATGATCACTAAATTAGTAGGCTATCTTTGGAATAAGGACGCACTTGAAATTGACATCAGTAAAAAATAAACCAGTATGAAACTATGACAGACAAAGATTTACAATACAACCTTGAAAGGGTTCAAACAAAGATCGAGATGATACGCCAGGAGTCCAGGGTTCTATCCTACAAGATTGATCGTATGATGGAACAACGTAAGAAACTACAGACCGAGAAGCGTCAACTGAAGGATCTAGTTGAATCCTACAATGTATAATAACTTTGAGGTAAGCTGACGGAGTAATCCACAGCGGGAGTTTTAGCAGTGTAGTTCTCCTATTTGATTCCTCAGTGGTAAGGTAGCCTCACCCTTAGTTGATTGGGGGTGGGGCTTTTTATATAGCACCAGCAGGAATCAAGAACGGACGTTCTCCTTCACGTGACCTTCTCATATATTCTCTGCGCTCTCTCTCCTTTTGGAATCCAAATATCCTGTTTATAACATCAGAGAATGGTAGTAGGGTAACAAACTTACTTTCAGTAATTGCCTTCTGCCCAGTTGCCACACGACCCATTTCGCTTGTAATATCAACAAACTGTTGAATAGCTACTGGTGTAACAAAGTCCAATGAAGCCTGGCCGAGACCTTCCTTACGTGCCTGGTAGGCTGTGTATCTGCTGATACCAGCTATACGGAAGATGCCATTGAAAAGATAGTCACTCATATACCCAATCCTTCCAGCAAGGAAATCCTTAAGTGCATCCACTGGCAATCCAGCCATAACTAAAAACGTAAGCAACAACGCTAGATCCTTAGATGCCTGTACCCTTTGAGCTGTGGTGCGCCCTGGTCCAAACATATTTAATATTATACGATCCTTGAAAAAATTTAACTGACTTACCATAAAGGACTTCATAGCTACAAACAATCTTAGGTTAGGATTGTTAACAATACCTAGAGCCATTTCAGCCTGTGTCAAAGGTTGTGTCTCAGCTAGTTTGTTGAACAATAGACTACGTATGTAGGCCGAGTTTCTTTTACCCTCCTTCAAGTCAGCAATAAGTTTTACCTGCTCCTGTTCACTGTAACCCATAGCTGTTAACTCAGCCACAAACTTTTTGGAGTTACCAGATTTGCGGTCCTTGTAGTAACCACGAGATAGTTTTCTGTATCGGTTGTAGTTAGCAGTAAGGTTGGTCTCCTTCATTATCTGGTCCAGCTTGGTAAACCCAGTAGCCTTTAGTCCAAGCCTAACAGCTTTTTCTAAAGCCCTGTTGTCACTTGCGAACTCAGCGCTGACCTGTTGTGTGTCAATGCCGAAGTCCTCACCCTTGAGTCTTTGTCCAAACATAGCTCCAGCTGTTCCAAGCACACCGTTGTCCAGCATAATAAATGGAAGGTCATAAAGCTGTGACAGTGTTGATGTGAACTCAACCAGAAGTGTGCCGTATCCAAATGTTCTTGCTATTTGTAAGTAAATCCTTTCACCCTGCTGTGCAGTTAGAATCATTCTAAATATGTCAGGCACAGTACCGTCAGCATTCTCATTAGATATTTCACCATTAGCACGAAGCTCCTGTATTAACTCACCAAGCTCACTGGCAACTGGCACTTTAATCTTGTCACCCTCAGTTGTAAATCTACGTCCTACTAATTTAACATTCTCTGTTGCTGACACTATACCGAATATGTAGTTCTCCATTGCTACCGATGGGTCCTCGTAAGCATCCAGTAAATCATCAGGAATGACGTCATCTAAATATGCAGTTCTTTCTTTTAAATTACCAGGAATCTTTGAACCACCACGAGTCTTTGTACCCATTGTAAACACATCCCACTGCTGTGCCTCGAATGCAGCTGTTCTGTCGGAACCAATTTCAATAACTACCTCTCCAGCTAATTTTAAGTCAGCCTCAGTTGGAACTACATTGGGGTCTGGATTAAGTTGGGCTGCTAACACACGGCCTTCAGCCTCTTGTATTTTTCTGTTTCTCTCGTCAATGTAATTTTTAAAGGCTTCATTTAGTTCGTTGCCAGAACGTTTTTTAATTTTATCAAGATCCTTAATCCTGCGGGGCATATACTCAGGCAAGTAACCAATCTCTAAACCCTCAGCCTCCAGGTTAGCTCTTAGTTCATCAAGCACTGGACGCACCTCAAGATTGTAATCATTGAGCATATCGTACTTGCGTAACAATCTATTTTGTTCTTGGATGAGTGGATCATCTGCGGGATCACCAAGTGGACTGTACAGAAGTAACTGCTTGAGTCTTCTCTTGTCCTTTTCGTTTTTAATGCCTCTGTATTTTTTAAAGAATGGTGCAGTCCTTGTTTGATAATTAAGTACACGTCCCTGTATTGCGCCGTAGTAGTCCCTGACAAGTTTCTTTAGTCGAGGGTGTATCGAGTTAAGCAAAGAACTTAATGTAAATAA